TTTATTGTTCCTGTTGAATTAACCGCTACGCTCACATCATATAGACCCGCAAAAAACTTATCATTAATTCTTGTACCCGGTAATTGTATCTCTTTACTAAAACTGGTATTCTTTTTTTCAGGTTCTCGAATATCAGCAATGGCATAATTTAACGGCATTGATACATCGTCCATCAATTCTAAATCAGTTCCATTAAGTATTATACGAGTTCTCATTGCTGTTGTCTGTTTCCGTTATATCCGATTTCTAAAGTGCACTCAATATTGAATTGTTTATTAAATGCTCTGTTTTTTATCATGTACGAATTCTCAACGATGTTCACCGGAATAAAATTTCCACTTGAATCTCTTATGCCTACATCGGGAGACGTGAATAAATCCTTAAGCCAAGTAGATTCAGACTCGCTAATCCAATCAGAGGTTATTTTAATAGTATCTTGGAATGTGGTGTTATATTGAGTTTTGCTTCGTTGAGTTTTTTCAAAAGTAAATTGATTGCCTGACCATTCACCTAAACGCTTTTTAAAATTAGATCGCTGTATTGATGTGTTCTTTTGATTAGAAGCATTGAAAGTAAATGCATCATAACCGCCGTAAGGATTTAAGAATTCTAATCTATAAATGTCTCCCTTACTGCATCTATCAGAAATATTAAATCTGAATGATTCGCTTATTTGTATGCTTGATGAATTTAAAATATAAACAGTATAATAAGCAACATTCGCTGTGATTGCAGGCAATCCCGAAGATGCACTGAATCTCAATTCTGTTCCGTTGAGTAGTGCTAAGTTAGCAGGGCCGCATCCGATTCTAACAAGTTTACTGTTTGAGTTTAATGAAGTGCCATGTTCAATTGTTTGAATTATATTCCCTGCTGTGTCGTAAGTTCTTATTCGCACATTGTAAGCTTGTCCTGTAAGATTTAAAAAATATAATGACCAATATTCGTCGTCCTGAATGTTCGTGCCCCTTTCATCTGCATTAGTTAAGAATCTCGAAGCACTTGTACTTAGATTAAATTGTGCTGATGTATATGCTGTGAATTCTTCATAACTCAATGCTCCGTTAAATGCAACTCCGCTTGTATTGGTTAGGCCCGAATAATTAGTAATGCCCGAAGATGGCCCGTATTGCTCTCCGAACTTAGCTGAGAATATGCAATATGAATTAGTGCAATCATTGAATGTTTTTGTTAATGTTGATCTATCTTGAGTAATAAAATCTTTACAAATCGTAGATACATCTATAAAACAATATCCATTAGAAGGTTCCGCAGGCTGAACTTTACGAACATACGTTGGTATGGTTGCACCTGTAACATAAACATCACATATGTATTTGAAATTAGTCTGTGCCGTATTGTTGCTTGATATTGAGTACCCGACAGGATTATAAACTGGTGCTGCTGACTCTGCACTTTTATTTATTGTTATCGCCATTATTTTGTTATGCTGAAATTTATACTTATATCCCTTCCTAATGCTTGTCTCATTCTGTTTGTTAGTTCATTTTTAAATGAATCTAATTCCCTACTAAACCATCTTGACCCCTTATATCCAAAATTAGCAAGCGTTCCCTTCTTTAGAATATTAGTTGATATGGCAAACGCTAATGAACTAACAGCCACTTCTTTTAATAGTTTCTTCGGATGCCCTGTATTTAAACTTCTTTTCTTAGCCGATTGAGATGCTATAGACTGCAATGATGGTTTAGAATAAATCCATTTGATAATATTAGGTACTAATTTATTTCTCCTCTCTTTGGTGAATCCTTTCGGCCTTGTTCCTCTATCCACTTCCAAACCATAATCATTAAATGATATGTTTACTATTATTCTCTTTCCATCAATATCTATCGGTAGTGCACTGATTGATTGCGCTAATTGTTCACTTGCATTATTATTAAACCTTTCAAGATTGTTTCGCCATGTACCTATATATTCATCAACCACATCAGCAACTGTGCCCATTACAGCAGGGAAAACAAATGCATCTCTATCAGAGATTGTCTTTAGCATCTGATTTAATTCACGTTCTATTTTTTGTTTATTTCCCTGAGCCATTCTATTTCTTTTTGCTTATCAACTTCATAACTTACAATATTCATAAATTTTATTACTGGCCATTCAAGCACAATATCCCACTTAGTATGATCGTGATTGCATAGGTTGTCGAGTGTTATGTACCATTTCCAATGCTCTCTGAATGTGCTTTCATTATCTCGAATTCCTTCTGCGCCTTCTTCAATTTCTCTTTCAAAAACGGAGCTATATCTATTATTAAATTCTCTAAAACTTTGCAAAAAAAAACAGCCAAAGGATAAGCAATTGTTACTGGAGTTCTTTTTAAAATCTCTCGTTTTGTTTTAAAATCTAATTCTATTGGTTTTAATTTAAACCACTTTTTTTTATGAGGAGAACAGAATAAACATAACAACGAAGGAAGGTTATCCATGATGCTATCAGGATTCTCAGTCAATGAAGATAAGTCTATGTATTGAGCCGCTGTTAATTTTGTTATGTCTCGATTTACTTTCCAAGTAAAACCACCTAATTTGAATTGACTGTTTTTAAAATCAGAAGGAAGATTCCTTACGAAGGAAATTTTATTAAACTCATCCTTCATTTGATTTACCGACCAATTCATTACTATATCATAGTGAATGCCACCAAGTAAACTAATCAACTGTGCATTTTGGTCTAATCGCTCAATAGGAGTTTTGCAATCTATTTGTAATATATTGTAAACCTGAGCGAAAACTTCGATATTAATATCATACCATGATTTAGGTAGTTTCATGTACATTAATACCAAAATCAAGATGTTTGTTTATGTCATAAGGAATACCCCCAACCTATAGATTGACTTAGTTTGGCTTGAGCTATGTACCTAATAGCATCGAGTGCATGGTTTAGATAGTCCACAGGCACATTCATCGGATTGCCTTCTTTGTCCTCTTTCCATTTATATGACCTGAATTCTTTGATAACATTAACCGAAGATTGAGTAATGCTAATTTTAAATCGCTTTAAAATATCAATGCCGTTCTTTATGCTATCAGGGCCCTTTGCAGCCGGGTGAATATTCCACCCTAACCTATACAATTCTTCAATACTCTTTGGCTCCGCTGAGTCCGCTATTATCTCAAGTTTCTTGTTTATGCCCATCTTCCTCATCCTCTCACTAATATCATTATTTGTTAGATTACGTTCGTACATTAATTCATTTATTATTATACCACCATCGAATCTGTAAACCTCAACCAGCGCTGTGGGGTCAGCGCTAAACCCGAAGTCCATTCCCATTCCTAAACGTAGGGCCCCTTCAGGTATTTTATCAATGATTTCAAAGTTCTCGAAAATTAATCCATATCTTCTTCCATATTGGCCCAATCCATAAACCTTCCAAAATTCTGCATCTGTCTTTTGCAAATATTCAATTTCATCTATTAGTGTTTTTGGCAAAAAAGTATTATCCTTATAGGTGCTTACAATAACCTCAACATCTCCCTTCTCTAATGCTCTTTTTTGTTCGAGCTCTGTATTTATCCAAATGTTTTCGTCATCAGGATTGAAATCAATAAATATCTTTTCTTCTGTTCTGATTAGTAGCTGAAAGAACTGTTCTCTAAAATTTAATTCATTTGCTTCATTGCAATATAAAACAGCCCTCTTGCTTCCTCTAAGTTTTTGTTCGTCATCGGCACCTATAAACTCGATCATTCTGCTTCCGTAAGAATAAGTGCGCTTTGTTTTATTAATTACAATAGCATCCCTTAGTCCTTGTTTGTCCATTTCTTCTTCAAAGTCTCTCATTACTGTTGCATCAAGTGTGGTTGAGAATCTTCTAACAGTTGACCAAACACCAGTTTGAACCCGATGAGTTTTAGTTATGTGCCCTGTAATTAAAAATAGCAATGATAGTTGAGCCAAGCTTCGGGTTTTCGAACTTCTGGTGCCTCCACGATTTATTATTATTTTTTTTGTGGAGTGATAATTCTTTGTGAATACGGGAGTAACGTCAAGTCTCATTTAGGCAAAAAGATTCCTTACTATAATTATTTATTATAGTGTATTTTAATTATTACTACTTAAAGAACTATATATAATATATACTACTCTCTTTGCTTTTCAATGATCTCAACATTTGTCACTTGTTGGTGTTGCGTTACCTCGTCTTTCCAACC